ATTTTTAGCCCTGTAAGTGCTTGATAAATAAGCAACTTAACATATCTTTACAAATCTTTACAAAAATAATAGAAAAAAGGGCTTGACAGCCCAATTTGTCACTGGTACAGTATTAGAACGAGCTGGACGCTCCCTAAGTCCAGCGAGTACACAAGAAACCAGATGAGATCAATAATATTGATCTCCTTAATAAGATGGTTTTACTATCGCCGCTTACCCTTCTACCGGAAACAAGTTGAGCTGACTTTTGAGTAAAGATATAAAAACAATGAAAAAAGCCACTGCAATGGTGGATTTAGTCCATAGATCCAAAGGGTCTATGATTGCTCCTAGGGAAGTACTGAAAAGTATTGAGGTTCTGGCTCCGCAGGCAGTAACCACCCTAGAGCACCTTATGTTGAACTCAAAAGTTGATACTGTCAGGCTGAAGGCAGCAGTAGAGATTCTTGAACTAGCAGGGGTATCTAAGGAAACTAGGATCTCTGTTAGGACAGATACCAGAGATATGAGTGATTCAGAGATTGATTCCAGACTCAGAGCCCTTATGGGTACTGCCGCTGGAACAGTTCTGGAAGGCACGTATAAGGACGTAACGCCGGACGTTACTACAGAGGCCGAGGAATTTAATGAAATCCAGTAAGAAGTCGAAATCAGGCACTATGGGGTACAATAGTGAGTCCCCTAGTAAGAAGGGGACTACAAAGACTCAGGTAACTGGAGTTCCTTATATTACCCAGCATAAAGAACCAAGTACCCAAGAAAAATTGCAACGGGGGATGAAGCGATAATGCGGATACTTCTATGGTGTCTTATTGGGCTATTATGCGCTGTTGGAGTTGCGTATGCTGAACCCTCAGTAACGCCTTTTGAGACTATTAACTGGGCAACAGCTACTAAACTAGGTGCTACTAAGATAAGTCTGAGTGATAAGACTAGATGCTCTAAGTTCAAGAGCACGAGCTCGAAGACTTTTGCAGGAGCAGTCTCAGTAGTACCCACTACTGGTACAGGTGGTGTTACTCGAATGGTATGGATCTCAGCTACTCCCGGTGGCCCTGCTCTTAATCAGACGTACCTTAGGAACAACATAGAGACAAATAGGTGCTCTGTATCAGGAGTCCAGCTACAATTGAACTGGACTCAGGAAGAGACCCCTACTTCAAGGACAGTATGCAAGCTCCTGCCTAGCACAGTTTACTACTTAAATTACAAGAATAAGAACTGTAGTACTTCCGATTGTCCACTGTATCGTTCTATCGGAAATAACGGAAAACCCTAAGAGAATCCATAATGCTAGCATTCAATATAGCAAACTTCCAACAGCTACAAGGGGAAGTAGAGTCCCTTCATAGGACTATTAACTTGCTCACAGCACGACTACTTATAGAGAAGGCCAAAGAGGATGATGAACGAAACGCCGATTCGGGAACCAGCGGAGCTGGAAGCTCTGAGTCCCGAGGAAAAGGCCGAACTGGTAAGGCTTCTTGAAGCCAAAGAAGAGCGTCGAAAGTACAATAAACTAGGGTGGTTCAATCCCTATAAGTGGCAGAGGACTCTCTGCAATGCCACTAAGGATGCTAGGCAGTGCCTAGCGATGACAGCTAACCAGATAGGAAAGAGTACTATTGGAGCCTATATTACCGCTGTCCACCTTACTGGACGATATCCGACTTGGTGGAAGGGACGCAGGTTCCACCAACCCATCTATGCTTGGGCCGCAGGGGTGTCCAACGACACGACACGAGATATCATGCAGACCGAACTATTCGGACTTGCAGAAGATGATTCCGTGTGGGGAACAGGGATGGTACCCCTTGACGCAATTGGGGAGCGAACCCGTAGACGAGGAGCCACAGGTAATTCCTATGACTCCGTGATGGTCAAGTTCTTTGCGGAAGATGGACAGTTCAGAGGGTGGTCTCGTATAGGATTCAAGTCCTACGAGATGGGTGAAGAGAAGTTCTTTGGGAGACCAGTTGACTTCATATGGCTAGACGAACAGCCCCCGAGCAACATCTATACCCAATGTATCACCCGCACAGTAGCAACTGGTGGAGATGTTTTAATGACATTTACACCAGAGCAAGGTATAACACCAGTAGTGCATCAGTTCATGCACGAGAGACAACCCGGACAGTTTCTACTACAGGCAACATGGGATGATGCCCCCCATCTTACTGAAGAAGTCAAGAACCAACTTCTGTCGCAGTATCCACCGCATGAAAGAGAACTGCGTTCAAAAGGTATCCCGGTATTTGGTTCGGGCTTGGTATTTCCGATATCGGAAGCCGATATTACATGTGATTACTTCGACATACCTACAAGCTGGCCCAGAATCGCAGGATTGGACTTCGGATGGGATCACAAAACAGCCGTAGTATGGGCTGCACTAGATCCTCAGTCAGATACGATTTATATATACGATGAGTACGCAGAGCGACAAAAGACCCCTCTCGAACACTCAGCGGCTATACGATCTCGACCTCCCTACATTCCTATTGTATGGCCCAGAGACGGTCTACAAACAGATAAGGGATCAGGTATCTCTCTTGCTCAGCACTACAGGGATCAGAACTGTAATCTGTTACCCACCCCATTTACTAATCCCCTCACCACAGGGGACTCAGCAAAAGGGAACCAGAATATAGAGCCCGGTATTATGGAGATGCTCCACAGGATGGAGACAGGGAGACTTAAGGTATTCCCACATCTTATGGAGTTCTTCAAGGAGTTCCGTAGTTACAATCAATGATGATGTTATGTCAGCAGCTAGGTACGCTGTAGTGTCAATCAAGAGGTTCGGAGTAGCAGGATATGGTAGTTCAGGTGGGTACGGTTTCGCTACTAATGAAAGCCTCCCTATAAGAAATTACGCTTACGTCTAGGAATAGAATGGCTGATAAAGACAAAGATGATAAGATTGATAATGAGTACCTTGCAGATATAATCTCTAAGGAGCTTGCTCATTCTGAGTCTTGGATGAACTCAGACCTTGCTGAACAGCAAGAGAAAGCACTTGATTACTATTATGCTGAACCTTTTGGTAATGAAGAAGTAGGTTTCTCACAAGTAGTAACTCGTGATGTTCTTGAGACTGTAGAAGGTATCCTACCTGATCTAATGAAGATCTTTACTTCAGGGGATCAGGTTGTTGAGTTCGACTCTATGGGGCCTGCTGACGAGGAGCAAGTAGAGATCGAAGGTAGATACATCAATCATATCTTTATGAACCGTGGTAATGGTTATAAAGTGCTATACGATTGGTTCAAAGACGCCCTTCTGATGAAGAACGGTATCATTAAAGTAAGTTGGAACTCCAAAGAACAAGTACAGTTCAGAGATTATGAAGGACTCAGCGAAAAGGAATACAAACTTCTTGAAGCTGGAGAATCCGATGATGAGATCTATTTTGGTGCTCAATACGAGGTAGTCCATTCTGAGAAGTACAAAGTTCAGGATGAATGGTACTATGATTGCCGTGTACGATTGTGCTGGCAACGAGGTATGCCAGATATTACCAACATCCCTTCTGAAGAATTCTATATTAAACAACGTAGTGTAGATATACAGTCCTCTCCTTTTGTAGCTCATGTTACCACACGAACAATTGGTGAGTTAATTGAAGAGGGATACGATGAAGACGATCTTGAGTCTGCCACTGTTGGTAGATACAGCTATAATGGACTAGCTAATGCTAGATTTCAGAATCCTAGCGAAACTGCGTATCTGAATGATACGTCCTTGTCTGCCTCTGATGAAGACAGAGAAGTACAATTTGCTGAAGTCTGGATTAAACTTTTCGATGAGAAGTCCCAGAAGGTCAAGCGATATCACTGCTACCAAGTGGGTAATAAGTGTCTGGACTTCGAGGAAGTAGATCGAGTACCACTGATTAGTCTTTCTCCTATTATGATGCCTCATAAGTTCACAGGTGTCTCAGTTGCTGACTTAGTAACTGATATTCAGGAGATCCGTAGCACCATCTTTAGGCAGATGCTGGATAATCTAGCTCTCCAGAACTCAGGTAGGTATACAGCAGTAGAAGGACAGGTTAACCTTCAGGATCTGATTGATAACCGCATTGGCGGTATTATACGTCAGAAGATGCCTAATGCTGTAGGACGACTGGAAACACCTGATCTGTCACAGTTTACTGTGCCAGTTCTGGAACAATTAGATCTCCAGAAGGAGAACCGTACTGGTGTATCCCGTATGACTGCGGGACTTGACCAGTCAGCCTTGAGCTCACACCAGACAGCTTCTGCTGTTAATCAGGTGATGACAGCAGCTCAAGGTAAAATCCTTTTGATTGCTAGGAATTTCGCAGAGACAGGGGTTAAGGAGCTTTTCCTTGAACTCTATAATCTGATTCGTGAGTACCAGACTACTCCTGATCTGGTACCAATCTCAGGTAGGTACGCTATTGTTAACCCTTCTGAGTGGATCGAACGATACGATGTACACGTAACTGTAGGTATTGGTAATGGAAATAAGGATCAACAATTATTCCACTTATCTCAGATTTCTCAGTTACTTATGGGAATCAAAGGAACTGACTATGGGTATCTCATTACGGCACAGAATGTGTTCAATCTAGCTTCAGAGTTCATTAAGAACTCAGGATACCATGATCCTACTAAGTTCATTAGTAATCCAGCTAAGGTGCAACCACCGCCTCCTAAACCTGATCCTCTGCTTATTCAGGCTCAAGCTACTGCTGCCGATGTTCAGAACAAGGGTGAGTACAATAAAGGCAAATTAGCCCTTGAGAACGACAAACATCAATGGGAGAAAAAGGTTAATGCTTCTGAGGTAGCTCTTGAAGCTACCCAGTCTAGACCAGTAGGATTACAAGAGGGAAAGTAATACATGGATAGCAT